CCAATATTAAATTATTGGTTGTAAAAGATGAATATACTGAGCCCGCGGAATTTGCGAAAAATAATAATATGGAAATGTTGCGTATAGGGTTTGAACATATAGATGCTAATAATTTTGAAAATTCTTTCTATAATCAATGCACAATAGACATTGATGCAGAATATACTCAATTTATGTTACCATCTAGATTAGATGCGTCTGAAGAATTTTATAATAAGGTTACTGAAAAAATTGGACATGATTATATTTTTGTTCATAAAGAATGTAGTATTAAAAATTATGATCTAAAAATTGATAGTAGTTTGCCGCAACATATTGCTGAGAAAAACGACACAGATGACATATTAGATTATGTACACACCATATGCAAAGCAAAAGAAATACATGTAATCAATAGTGGATTAAACAATTTAGTTTTTCAGTTATATTACAAAGGGTTTATTGAAACCGATAAAATATATTATCATGCTATTCGAAAAATTGGGGATGGCGGATTCCCAATTAAAGTTCTTCCTGGAATTGAGATAGTAGAATATGAGTAAACGAGTAACAGTTATAACACCTACGACAGGTTCCGATTACCTTAAAGAAAATAGAGCCTCTGTCGCAGCACAAACATACGATAATGTAGAGCATCTTATAGTAATTGACGGTGAAAAATTTGCAGGTAAAGTACCAGCAACAAAAGACCTTAACACTACAATTATGCAATTGCCTAATAATACAGGACACAGCCAATACAATGGACATAGAATTTATGGTGCAATGCCATACTTAGTTGATTCTGATTATGTGATGTTCTTAGATGAAGATAATTATATTGATCCTACTCATGTAGAAACACTTGTTAAAGTATGTGAAACAAATGACTGGGCTTTTTCATTAAGAAAAATTATAGATAAAGATGGTAATTTTGTTTGCTTGGATGATTGCGAAAACTTAGGCAAATGGCCTACATGCTTAAGTGAAGATGAATTATTTGTAGACGTAGGTGCATACTTTTTACCTACACCCATTGCAATACAAATATCTCCTTTATGGTATCGCCGTGCAAGACATCCAGACGAACAGCCCGAGGTAGATCGTATTATTATGCAAACACTTTTAGAGTTTGGTTGGGACTATGATACCAATGGTAAATATACATTGAACTATCGTGTTGGAAATAGAGAAGATTCTGTTAAGGCCGACTTCTTTCATTGGGGCAATGCAAAGATGGAAAAGAAATATCCCGACTCATATCCTTGGAGAAAACTGTGAATTCTATTAGATATAATAGTTTAACTAGATTTGCAGATATTGTTATAGATTTTCACGACGAACTCTATACAGATGAAGATATAGATATAATACATGGTAAAAAATCACTATCCGAATTACCTGAAATAAAACCTTTCGATAAAATTTTTGTTAAGAGCGATCTGCTTCGAGAAATATCAACCAGTCTTAGAGGTATACAAGTGCCCTTTCATCTATTTACTGGTTCTAGTGATATTTCGTTTCAGCCAGAGTTATTAAATTATATACAATATAATACAAATATGTTAACTTGGACAGGACAAAATCTTATAAAAATTAATCATAAATTTTTACAAGTCCCTATAGGTTTTCAGGAAATAGGATCAGGGAGACCTAATAGCAGTTTTAATTTTCCTGCAGCTTCAACCAACAAAAATATACCTATTGTAGTTACACCTGTAAAACAAACAGTTCATACTAGATCAGGGGTAAAGAATATTCAAGGAAAGAACATTGTTAATGTTCAGGAAAGATTAGAGTATTCAAAATATATAGAATTATTAAATTCTTCTTTATACAGCGTATGCCCTTTTGGTAATGGTGTGGATACACATCGAGTAATAGAATCAATACAAATGGGATGTAAGCCTATCGTATTAAATTCCATGTTAAATTATCTGTATAATGAAATGGGATGCTTAATTTTAAATGATTGGTCTGAGATAAACAACATTGATATATCTGCACCCGTGCAAGTAGAATCAAAATTTACAACGCTGAGTTATTGGAAAAATAGAATAGATGAACATCAAAAGACATTTGAAAGAAAATAATGATTGAATACAAATATGATGAAGATAATTTATTGAAAGAATTGAAAGAGTACATTGACAAAACATATGACGAACATTATTCGCAAAATAAATTCCAAACAACCGAATTCATAATTGATGCAGGTCACGGTGTAGGCTTTACGGTTGGGAATATAATTAAGTATGCCCAAAGATACGGAAAGAAAGCCGGAAGGAATAGACAAGACGTACTAAAGGTGTTACACTATGCATTAATGCTTTTATATACGCATGACATTGAAACCAAGGAGATTAAATAATGCAATTTAGTAATGAAACGATCCAAGTTCTAAAGAACTTTGCTGCGATCAATAGTAACATTTTGATTCGTAAGGGCAAGACATTGTCCACAATTAGTACTGCTAAGAATATTTTTGCGAAAGCAGATGTAGCAGAAGACTTCCCAACGGAAGTCGCAGTATATGATTTAAATTCTTTGTTAGCTTTGCTAACATTGATGGAGAATCAGAATGTTGAATTCGGTGAAAAGAGTTTGACCATCTCAAAAGACAATGGTAAGTTTGAGTATTTTTATTCTAGCCCTACTGTTATTGTAGCAGCTCCAGACAAGAGTATTGAAGTCGATAATCACTATCAGTTTAACTTGTCATCTGATGATGTTGGTATGATTATAAAAGCAGCTGCTATTACCGGTGCACCTACTATCACAATTTCTGGTAAAGGTGATAATGTTACTTTGACTATCGGTGATAAGAAAAATGATACTGCAAATACCTATAAGAAAATTATCGGTAAGAGCGAGCATAGTTTTGATTGCCACATGGCGGTAGAAAACTTCAAGATTGTTCCCGATGCGTATGCAGTAACAATCTCTAAAAAGAAAGCATTCCACTTTAAACATGCTACAAAAGCTTTGGAATATTTTATTGCAATGGAACCTGATTCGGTGGTATAATATGATAACAAGAAAAGAACATATCGCAGTACTTCAACTAGAAGTAGAAACACTTAAAAAATATTATTATGATCCTTCGGCAGAAGGCACAGGGCATTTTAATACAGCAATCGGTGTATTAGAAGGTCGCATTAAAGAACTTCAAGAAATTCCTGAAGTAGTACTTCCCTGAAATTGATTTATTATATTATGAGGTTATTATGGATTATCGTGAGAATGAGTTTTTGTGGGTTGAGAAGTATCGGCCACGCAAACTAGAAGATTGTATTTTACCTGCAGATCAAAAATCCATCTTTCGGGAGATGGTTGCCAAAGGTGAGATTCAAAATATGCTACTTTGCGGTGGTGCGGGTATGGGCAAGACCACAGTTGCTCGAGCATTGTGCGAAGAGTTAGAAACAGATTATATCATCATTAACGGTTCAGAAGAATCCGGTATTGATGTTCTTCGTACTAAGATTAAACAGTTTGCATCTACTGTATCATTCAGTGGTAAGCCAAAGGTTGTTATTTTAGACGAAGCGGATTATTTGAATCCTAATTCTACACAGCCTGCATTGAGGGCATTCATAGAAGAGTTCTCATCAAATTGTAGATTCATTTTAACTTGCAACTTTAAGAATCGGATTATTCCTCCGCTTCATTCTAGAACTGCGGTTATTGAGTTTAAACTTCCTAAAGCTGAAAAGCCAAAGATTGCATCTGCATTCTTTAAGCGTGTGAATGAAATCATGTCTATCGAAAAGATAGAAGCAGATGGTAAAGTTATCGCAAAGGTAATTGAGAAACATTTTCCTGATTATCGCCGAGTGTTGAATGAGCTACAAAGGTATGCAGCATCAGGTAGAATCGATGAGGGTATTTTTGTAAGTCTTAACGAATCCAATATGCAGGAATTAATTGCATCGCTTAAAGATGGTGATTGGAAGAAGATGCGAACATGGGTCGTTAATAACCTAGATAATGACCCAGGCACAATCTTTAGAAAATTATATGACACATTAACAGACCATGTCCAACAGGTTCCTCAATTAGTTCTTCTGCTTGCTGATTATCAGTACAAGGCAGCATTCTGCGCAGATCAAGAAATTAATCTGGTAGCTTGCTTGA